AGCTTCGGTCAGTGCTGTTTCTATGCGTGACCACTTTGATGTGTTGTAGTCAGCATATCCACCCTTGCTGGTTTTAGCAATGCGGAAGTCCAGACCACGCAACATGTCTGTTGGCAATTCCTCAAGTTCAGGATCCATCAAGGCTGACTTGATGGTGGCAAAGATCTGTGGACCAATAATAAAGCGTCGGATTGGGTTTTCTGGTGTCTTGTCCTCAGAGATTGGATTTTCGCGAACAAAGCCTTGAAACACGTAGCTGCGTTTCTTCCAGTACTTGCGACCCATGTCTTCCAGACTCTTGTCCTTGAACCAGGTACGCACTTCTGCCAAAATAGGACAAGCTTCGCCCCACATCTCTACGCAAGGTACTTGCACTTGCACTTGTTTGGTGTCCATCTCACCTTTGACGCCGTTGAAGGGCAAACGAATCATTGCTCGTTCAACCCAGAAAAATGTGTTTTTGTTGTTTGCGTCTGGAAGGAAACGTAACAGTGCTGATGCACCTTCTTCCATGTTCCAGTGAGGATAAATTGCATTATCGCCACCGCCTGTGGATTGACCACCCTTGTTTGAATCTGCTGCCTGTAGTCTTGCTCTGATGTCTGCTAATGATGCCATGATAAGTTGCCTTTTTAAGTTGATTTAAGATGTATATACAAACGTATAACAACACTGATTATACGTGAAAGTATTTATCATTGCAACTTAAAAGGCTAATTTATTTTATCAATTGTGCCAATCGCAAAATGCGTTCGACGCTTTCAGAACTCATGTTACTGGGCTTGGTCATCATGACTCCATCCACATCTAGGTTTTCGGCCTGTACAGGTTCTGGTGGAGGAGTTTGTGCACCAGGTGGCTCAGCAGCAGCCGGAGCCAGCACAGGTTCAGCTGGCATTTCAATTGTGATTCCCAATTCTGCCAGTCTGGCCTGGATCAAGGGTCTGGCATCTGCGTCTGGATCCTGAGTAGACAAGTCAATCAACTGGTCATACAGTTCATCATCTCCCAGCACATCATACAACTGTTCAGTGGCGTTTGTTGCGTCCGGACCCACTGGCAATTCTTTTGCCATCAGCTGTTGCAATTGTTTTTTGGTTTGTGCTGTGTCCGGAATGGCCCAGGTGCCTTCGGTTACAGATTCAGCCCAAGATTCAAATTCTGTAATTTCTTGCATGTCTTTGTCTCTTGGTCTGGACAATCGAGCCAACACAGGAATGGCAGCTTCAATTCTGGCATCCAGACTCTGTTCAATAAACATGTTGCGAATGTCTTCTGCCAGGGCATCCGAATCTGTGATTTCAGCAGGATCAAAGGCCTGGAGTTCTTCCAGATATCCACGCTGACTGATCATGCGTTTGGCCTTGGCCTTGAGATCTTGATAATGACGCACTGCTGTTTCGGCCAAGTCTGCTGCTGCTGTATCGAACTGTTTGGTTTTGCTGGCACGCACAAACTTATTCAAGATATTCATTTCTTTCACTATTTCACTGATGTGCTGGCCAAATGTGTCATAGGGAGTGCCGCCTTCACTCACATGGCGAGCCATGGCACGGCCGCCAATCAGGTTTGTAAATGGCAATCTAAATCGTTGATCATCACTGGTTTCCACATACAGGTTTTCTACATAACGAAAACGTGCGTCATCTTCGCCCAAGGTACGATTGTGTTTGATCACCAGACGTGTCTGTTTGGGTTGATCGCTGTAGCTGACCTTTCGGGTACCGTAGTAGCCTTCAAACAGGCCTTCCCGGATAGCAGCCATACCCTGCATGTTGTACTTTAATCGATTGATATTTTCTATTTCAAAATTCATCAAGTTGTTGCGTACACTAAACTGTTTGAGATGATTGAGGAAATCATACCAGGAACTTTTGTCTTCTCTTTCCATGGTGCGGCCCAGATTATCACCAAAAAATATCTTGACATTTCTGTCTTGACCAATCAAGATTACCACTGTGCCGTAGTTTTTGTTGGGTGTTTTCCAATCAAAGGTAAACATGTCTGCTTCTGCAGGATCTGACACATCTTTACCCTGAGCATCTTTCATTTCAGGGTCAAAATCTCTGGTCACTAACAGATCGTATAGTTGGTTTTGTGCGGTGTTTTCCATCATGTATTTATATTACATAGTCATAACGAACGGAAGAGGTGGTATGATGCTGTCCTGGTGATCACGCATCTGTGTGTCAAGCTCGCCGTGATAGCTCTGCAACACCTGCAGCATGCGTACCACCAACAAGGTGGCCATGATCAAGTCATCTGTTTCACCTGGTTTGGCAGCATAGCTGACACCGTGTGCTACAAAGTTTTTCATTTCTGATATTAGACTGGCACTGCTGATTGTCATTCTGCGACTTTCAACCAGGTGTTTGAACTTGGCACATGCTGCCAGTTTGGGTTTGTTTGATGTGTTGAATCCCTTGCGAGTCTTGCCGCTTTCGCTGAGGAAATAGCCCTGTATGTTTTCTTCGCCGTATTCTGTAATGCTGATCAAGGCAGCTTCGCCTATGCTGTTGTTTTCTACACTGTAGTAAATGCTTTTAGGGTCTCGGACTACATCATTTACGTGACGAATAATGTCAGCCATGATTCGAATTTGGGTTGGGATATCAGTTCTGTTGTGACGCCATTCAGCCACCTGTTGTGTTGTGTTGGCTTCGAACACCTGTATAGCAGCAGGATCACCACCGGTACCCAGACTGGGATCAAGCCCTACCACATATATCCTGCCCGACTGAGGCTTTTTATACCAGCGTACTTCGCCAGTTTTATACAGGGGTTCCTGACCTGCTAGGTCAATCAACTTGGCCGGAGCAATGAGAGTCTCATCGGCTATAAGGAATTCGCAGTCCATTTCTCTACGGAAGCGATCTACACCCAAGGCTGCTCGTTGCTGTTGTGCCCAAGCATTGTCCCGGTCTGGATGTTCGTTCCAAAAGCTGCGATATGCCTTGAACCCGTTTTGTCCCACCTGTGTAGGATTGCCGTATTCATCTTCGCACCGGTTGGCACCTTTCCACAGTAACGCAAACTGATCTTCGTCACTGTTGGGCGTTGATGTAATAATGGCTTTACCACCAGTGGCAAGTGTGGGGCTAATACTGGTCCAGAATTCTGTGGCAATGGTGGGCCGAACGAACGCAAATTCGTCTGCGTACAAGAGCGAGATACTCATGCCTCGACCGGTGTTTTCAGTTGTGGTTGCCGAAACTATGCGACTTCCATTATCAAATTCTATTGAGCCCTTGTTGTAGTTGGTGGCACCGGCTCTGATATGATCTGGCACTGATTCATAAGCATAGCGAACACGCTGCATGATTTCCTGTGAGCCTGTGTACTTGTGTGCTGCCACCAGAATTGTTGAATCTGGCACAAACATGGCATACCACAACAGGTAACCAGCCGCTGTGGTCGATTTTCCAGTCTGTCTGGGCATCATGCTTATGCTGTAGCGATAGTTATGGTATACGTCAATCAGACGTTTTTGATAATCAAACGGATGATACAGCATGCGTCCGCGGGTAGGATGCTGTATGTAGAAGAAGTTGTCTAAAAAGTACTGCGGACCGGTCACAGGATCAGCACAGGCAACAAACTCGTCAATCTGTTGCTGTGTGTAGGTGATCTTGCTGTAGGGAGTCTTGACTAGAGCTGTTTCTGTTTTAACCATGCAATTACTTAGCCTGGATCACTAATATATGTAGTTATTATACTACCGTGGGTAGCCTTTGAATGCTGTTACGGGACTTTTTGTATCTACAAAAGCAGGCTCTCGACTGTCAGGTGTGCTAACTAATTTTTTGCCGCCTGGTGTTCCAGTCATTGCCAGGGCTGTGTCAATCACTTGAGCGATAGCTGGTGTCATTCCGGCCACAACACCGTGTTCGCCAAACACTGTTTCTGCTGACCAGGCTTTTTTGTAAGGATCAATACTTTTGTTCTGCTCACTGGTGGAATCAGCATAATCTGATCTGGCACGTGCCATGGCCACGCCAAAGCGATAGTTCTTGTAAGGGTCAGCAGCACTGAGTCCTGGTATAATGTAAGTATAACGCATGGGATCTGCCTGCTCAGGAGGGAGAACAGTTTCTTCCTTTAAATTTCTACGGACAAATTCTCTAGCTCTCATCGGGGATACCCTTTGAAACTTTTCACTGGACTAACTCGATTGACTTCGGCCATTTCTTCGCTGTCCATGTCGCCGTTGTTGAGATCTGTATGCTTGGCACCAATGGCCCGGTAGGCCATTTTCAACATGGCTTGTTCTTCTTCGGTATAGGGATGAGTACTCTTGCCCTTGCCTATCCAACTCTTGGCATCAAGTTCAGGTACAAAAGTACCATCTGTCATGGGCACTGCTTGACCCAGACGATTCATCACATAGTCATTGTTACGACGTTCTGCATCACTGTACACGTTCAAACCGCGAGTGGCTGCCTGCAGCCTGCGGGAAATCTTTGCATCTGCTGTTTCGTTTATCTTGACAGAAACAAATTCTTTTGCTCGCATCAGTTGACGCCGGCTCTGGCCGATGATCTTGTGCCCAACTCCTGGGTATAGGCAGTGTTTCCCACGATGGTCAAAAAGTTGCCCACACCCACATAAGTTTCCACAATCATGCCTACACCAACACCCACAGCATTGCTGTAGATTGTGTCAGAAGTGATGGCCCCTGTGGTCAGATTGGCTATGTTCACATTGTAGGTCACAACACCACTGCCAGAAGAAATAGACACCTTGTCGGTGTACATTTGTGCATTGGTAAGTGCACCTTGATAGACGTTTGCTTGACTTGCCATTTTTGTTCCTTTAAATTACCACGACCTACATGACCAATAACGAGCCTTCCACCTCGGTCCCGGATTGTCGCAGTTGTGGCGAGCTCTAAAACTTTTTCTACGTGCAGGATTTGACTTTTTGATACGCATGTTGGGATCACCAAAATTGACCTTGACCACGTTGCCCTTGGGTCCTTTCACATACACTTTGCTTTTCTTTACATCACCTGCCATTTTCTTGCCCAACTGTACCTTACGACCCTGATATTCAGCTTCGTCAACAGCACCTGCAACACTGGATGTGGCCTGGCCGTGTAGATCTTCTGCGTCTTGTCCTTGTGCGTTGACAGGATCAACTCCATCTTCTTCCATGGCACCTACAGCAGCGTCGTCTGCTGCTTTGGCTGCCAATGGATCATTGTGATCTGCATCTGTTTCAGGTTGGTAAGGTGCTGTTTCTGCTAGGCCAGCACGACTGCGAATAAGAGCTAACTCTTGGTCGCTGTCATCACTACAGGCATCGTTGATATCGTTGATATCGTCTTCACCCATGGTATAACCCTGACCTGGGCTAGAGCCTACAGCACCGTATCTTGGCACAGTTTCCAATTGATAGCCGTATTGTTCCAACAACTCAAACAGTCGGTCATCGCCCGCAATCACTACACCATCTTCTACCACATCGACCACATAACTTTCAATCAGGTATTCTTCACGAATGTTGATGACAAAGTGATCGCCCTGCATGGGAGATTCTGTTTCAATCAGGTAGTCTGCAAGTCGTTTCATTTTTTCTCGTACTGTTTGTACAGGTTCCACAAGCGTGATTCTGCTTGTTCTGTTACCTTGCCAGCTTCAGCCATTACGCCTTGACGACTATCTTGACGGTTCACAACAGCGCCTGTTGTTTGACCAGTTGTTTTAGGACCGTTCAATCCACCTGACAAGGTCTGTGTCATGTAATCGGCATCTGTGTAGACTTCGTCGGGGCTGTTGGCCAATTCTTCTTCAACCATGTCCGCACCGCAATCACCTGCTTTGTGTATACCACCGCAGTCTTGACATACTGAACTATAGCCTTCGCTTGAGAACAGGCCTGCCATCTTCAACATATCGCCCAAGGCGTCTGCATCGGCATCTGTGGCATTTACACTGATGCTCTTTTTGCCGGTGTCGTCTGTGCTGACGTTGACACTCATGCCTTCGTTCAAGACATTTTTCAGCTGCTTTTCAAAACTTTCTGCAACTTGGCCTTCATACACGCCTTTACCAAACTGCATTCCGTTCTTTGACTTGGGAGCAGCACCACCCGCAGCAGGTGCAACTGAACCTGACACTGTGGTTTCTTCTACTTCTTTTTTGTCTTTTTTGTCATCCGACTCAATGTCTTGGGTGACTTTTTTACCAGCTTTTTCTGCATGCTGATCTTTGACGTCAGTGGACTCTTCTGCCTTGTTTCTACGCTTGAGTTCTGCCTTGAGTTCTGCTGTGGTCATGTCTGCCAGACCTTTCTGTGCCAAGGCCTTCACTGTGTCTGTGTTTGTGCGATTGGGATTGGTAGATTTCTTAAAGGATGATTTTGTATCTGGTGTAAAAGGCGGATCTTTTTTGTCTGCAGACTCTTCTTCGACATCTCTGATCTTCAATTT